TGACAGCATTAAGATTTAAATTATTAGGACTAGTTAAGTTTGGAGTGCCAGAAGCACCAATCAGATCTATCTGCTTTACTCCAAATTTCTTATCTGCCATTTCTCTTTTTTAAGTATTTAGGATTGGGTGAATAAAATGCCAGACATCTGGACACCAGAAATTGAACTCTGCTGATTAGTTGCAAAAGGGTTTCGAAGGACTTTCTTAGGAGCACCTCTCAAACTACCATTACCACGAACATTATAAGAATCATTAGTACTAGATGCAGAATCAAAAGTAGCATTATAAGTCTGTGACCAATATCCCGTAGAATTTGGGTCTGGATATGGATCTGACAAATTGATTTCTACACTTCCATGTCTATCTAACCACTCATGTACATCTGCTTGCGTTGCTTTTCGATTTGATTCAAGATACAAAGCAATTGCTGAACAAGTATTTGGTCCTGCAGAGCTGGTGCCATTAAACCAAGTATCATAAAAAGTTATATTATCCTGTCTCGCAAAATCTTCATATGTGGATGTATATCCTGCAGCCATGGTCATTTCTGCAGGTGCCCAAACATTAATCATTGGACCAGAGTTAGAATAACAAACTCTCCTGATTGCATATGGAGTAGATCCTTGCTTTGAATCTGCTGGCTCTACAGAACAATCTAAAGCACCCACTCGTATAGTTCCTTTTTTCCTCTCATGAATGCCAGTGAATCCTCTACTAACCCCCCCACAACGATTAACATAATTCGTTGTGGAACTATACCAATTATTAAAATCTACATCAGTTTCATCAGAAAACTTTTGATTTTGATTTCCCGCAGATGTTACAACTATACATCCAGCAGCGATGGCATTTTCTGCTGAAGCACTTGTTGTTGCAGAATGTGGAGTATATTCACCGCTGCCAGAATAAGCAGATAAAGCGGTTCCCCCACCAGTATTATAAGTAAAAGATTTTGTATTTCTGCAAGCACCAGCATTTGCCTGAACAGTGAAACTACTTCCATTGCCAGTATAACTTAATGTTGCACCTCGATATCCATGACTATATGGAGTACCATTTGTATTACCAGTTGTTGAAGTCTGACCCCAACTATTATTAATAATCGTAGGATCTGGATTTCCATTCTGAGCAATTCTTTTTGCCTGGTGCCAAATAGTACAAATATCCAGTGCTGATGACCCAGCAATATATCCACCTACTCCACTAAGAGAAATTCTAATATTCCATAAGTTGCACTCAAATGCTAATCCAAAAGATTTACCACCGATTTGAGAAGCACAAGCAGTCCCATGACCATCAACCAATTGATTACTACTCGCATTAGAAGTTTTAGTTGCTACATGAGGAACAGTATATAAAGCAGTTACCGAAACTGTTCCTAAACTTTGAAACGCAGCAGAGCGACTAGCTGCAGTGCTCCACCATGCAGCAGCTGCAGTTGTCACAATACCAACTCCAAGATTCACGCCATCCACAATCTTAGTATAAGTTAAACCCCTACTTGTAAAGTAATCAGGATCAACTTTATATGGACCATCAAGAATTACATCTTTAACTCTATAAGTTCCATCTGGACTTTGAAATTCTGGATGCAAATGAGCAACTCCAGAATCAATAATGACTGCATCAACTCCTCTACCCGTCAAAGAATATTCAACATCACTCTCAGCATACGTTGTGCTAGTAACACCAACTCCTTTAAATGGCAAACTCGTGGGATTAGTAACAAATAAGTGAGACCAATTAGAACGAGTCTCATTTAGAAAATAAGTTGTCTCAGTATCAAAAGCAGCGACTAATTCAGGTTTATTAAATGCAATTGGTTTTTTATATCTTAGAGTATCGGTCGATTGTGGTTGCGGATACTTTTCTGGATTCAATTCCACACTTTCAATTTTAGGATGAGACTTGAGAACTTCTGCCTCTTCCTGACTCATCAAATAAATCGAAGTTCTAAGAGAATGTTCTTGAGTGTTTATGCAGGGTATTGCCCTATTTGGAATTCCATCAATCTCATTTTCATTGATGATGTAACCATGAATCTCTTCCCAATCTCCAGCATCCTCAACAACAACAATATATTCATCAATAGGGTCTGGAGAATACTCTATGACAGGAGTTTCTGGAGATAGAACAATCTCAACATCTTCTGATATGGGAAGTAATCGTGTCATATTAGAGTAGTGTAGTTCTTACAAATCTATAGGTTGTTAATCCTGTAACACCTGCCTCTGGAGTTGCTTGTAATTTACACACTCCAGCAGAGACTGTAGCTCCAACAGAAACAACAATCGATGGGTCATACATGATTGCATATTCTTGTGAATATGCGGTGGTTCCGTTTTGCATGACAAGAACTTTCTGAGATTGAATATAAGTTCCATATCCAACATGGAGTGTATATTCTGCTGTCTTAAAGTCAGTTGTTGCGATTGTAAAGCTATCAATATCAGTTGCAACTCCAACAGTAGAATTGAAGGTTCCAAATCCTGTTGATACTCCGTATCTCTCAACTTGTAGTTTTGATACTGGATTTGTTGTAGCAATGCCAACATTGGAAAGTGTATGAATGCCAACGCCAGTTGCTACCCAGTAAGATTCTCCACCCCCACCACCAGCTCCTGCAGGTCCTTGAACACCCTGAATTCCTTGGGCGGCGGCAGAACCTGCTATACCCTGTGTTCCCTGGGATCCAGTAATACCTTGAATTCCTTGTGTTGCTGTTCCAGTAGTTCCCTGAACACCTTGAGTTCCTTGAGTTCCTGCTCCAGTAATACCTTGGATACCTTGAGTTCCCTGAGTTCCTTGAATACCTTGAATACCTTGAATACCTTGAGAACCTTGTGTCCCTGCACCAGCGATGCCCTGAATACCCTGAGTTCCTTGAGTTCCTGTTCCAGAAATACCCTGGATTCCCTGAGTTCCTTGAACACCCTGAATACCTTGAGTTCCTGCTCCAGTAATACCTTGGATTCCTTGAATACCTTGGATACCTTGAGTTCCCTGTGAAGCTTGTGTTCCTTGGACACCCTGAACACCTTGGGTTCCCTGAATACCTTGAGAAGCAAAGGCACCATCATTTCCCTGAATACCCTGAGCACCAGGTCCTCCAGTTGCCCCACCAGTTCCCTGAGAACCTTGAATCCCTTGACTTCCAGTTCCAGTTGTACCCTGAGTTCCATTAGAACCCTGAGTACCTTGAATACCTTGAACCGTCGCATCAGAACCCTGAACACCTTGAGTCCCTTGAACACCTTGCCCACCAACAACACCTTGAATACCTTGATATCCTTGGGCAGCTGCTTCACCTGATATTCCCTGATTTCCCTGAGTTCCATTAGACCCAGCGACACCTTGAATACCTTGATATCCCTGGAAAGTTGCAGATCCATCATTTCCCTGGACACCTTGACCACCTTGAAGACCCTGGTTACCCTGAACACCTTGAGAACCAGTTGCACCATTGGCACCTTGGATTCCCCCAGAACCTTGAGTTCCACCCTCACCCTGAACACCCTGAGTTCCTTGAGTTCCTGCCCCTATAGTGCCCTGAATACCCTGAACACCTTGACGACCTTGTGTTCCTTGAGTTCCACCGTATCCCTGAACACCCTGAATACCCTGGCGTCCTTGTGACCCCTGAGTACCTTGAGTTCCTCCAGAACCTTGAGTTCCTGCTGTACCTTGAGCTCCAGACCCAGTAACACCTTGAATACCTTGAGTTCCTTGAGTACCGCTATCCCCCTTATCACCAGTTCTAGCAAAAGTAATAATTACATCTTCATCGTTAGAAAATGAAGAAGCACTTGCGGTGCTTATACCACAAGGAATTTTAAAATATCCTGTTCCTTCTACACTTGACCCAGTAATAACAAATAAAGCAAAATCAGAAGCGTTTGATTTATTTGTTATTCTAAAATGACCCTTTATTGATGAAGTAGAATCATCAATCGTTCTTAGATAATCCTGAATATCAGTAGCATTATCATCCTGGTCATCAATATAAAGTTCGGTTGCTATACCGACAGAAGCATTGTTTAACTTTAATCTACCAGATCCAGGGTCTGTATCTGAAGTATTAGAGTCAAAAGTAAAGTCAAATGTTACGCCACCAAAATTACCAGTAGTTCCCTGAATACCCTGAACACCTTGAGTTCCTTGAATTCCTTGAACTGTTGATGCACTACCTTGGATACCCTGAACACCTTGAGATCCATTTGTTCCACCTACACCTTGGATACCCTGAACACCTTGAGTTCCATTTGTTCCATTTGCGCCATCTACACCTTGGATACCTTGAATACCTTGAGTCCCTGGACCACCGCCACCTACTACTGTCTCAAATACAAATTTTCCTAAAGTATGATCATACTTTAAATACTTACCATCATAAGCAGAAGCATTTGTTGCAATACCAACAACGTCATCAAGATACTTTAGTTTAGTTTCACCACCGCCACCAACTGTAGCAATTTGCTCCTGAATACGATTGATGAATAAATTATAGTGCTTATTCAGGTCTTCAATCGTTACAAAATTTTGATCTAATGGTGTCAGTGGATCTGTAGTAACTGTTTCTGGTGGTTGATTTAACAAACCCTCTTGAAGGTCATTATAAATTCTTAAGACCTTATCTACTTTCTTTTCAATACTTGGAATATTAAAAAGAAAATTTTCAGATATCTCATCAAAAATTTGCTTTCTCAATAAAGAAAGTTCTTCTTCTACAGAATTAATATGCCCCTTTACCTTCTTAATTGAATTATTATTTACCTTTGATTCTCTTACAACAGAAATTTCTTCCGTTAGAATATCATTTTTTGCAGGAACAGCATCCTCTCTCCAACTATATTTTACAACTTCATTCTCCTTATTTTTTTGCTCATACAAAAAATTCTTGTCACTGTCATTAACGGCAACATCGGTCTTTTTTAATTCAGATTCCAACATCTTAAGTTTTTCATCCAAGTTGGAACCCTTGGAATGTCTTATACTCTTCTTAAAAATACCCATTAATATAAAGGTTTTCTTTTTAATAATAGTATTTATTATACCCTGTATTCCTCTATTTTATCAAGAACTTTGTTGAGATAATGATGGGCTAACCACTTAGGATCATATCCAGACTTATTCATCCACTCTTTATCCAAGTCTGCCTTTAATTTAATAACCTCACACTTGATAATATCTTTGGTCAGGTGTCCGCGTGGCATAATACTAAAAAACTCTGCTGCTTATTTAGCAACAGAGTTAAATATTATGAAGTCTTATATCAAACAGTAGTGCCAACCTTCACATTTGCTGACACATACTCTAGAACATTTTCTGGAGTAGTCTGCTCATAAGGGTCGGTGTCGGCGTTGTCCCGTTGCCCCACTTCCACGAATAGTTTCTCGATGACTCCGTTATCCACGACCGCAGCATAACGCCAAGAGCGATCACCGAAACCAAGGTTAGACTTGCTGACAAGCATTCCCATAGAACGTGTGAAGTAAGCATTGCCGTCTGGGATGAGTTTGACATTAGCAATATTCTGGTCCTTAGCCCAGGCATTCATTACAAACCCATCATTAACAGAGATGCAATAAATGTCATCAATGCCAAGTCCAATAAAATCTTCGTACTTCTCTTCAAATCCAGGCAGCTGATAAGCAGAGCAAGTAGGAGTGAATGCACCAGGCAGACTGAAAATAACCACACGCTTACCATCAAAAAGTTCCGAAGTTGTACGATTTACAAACTCACCAGACTCACGAAAGGTGAATTGAACTTGAGGAACTTGATATCCTTCGCTACGCATTTTAACCTCCATCACCAAACACCAGGAATTACTTGACCAGTGAAAGCATAAGAGGCAACAGCTGCAACGAAACCAAGCATTGCCAGACGAGAATTGAGGATTTCTGCCTCAGGGGTAAAACCGAATTTCATTTTTTTTCTCCTTGATAGGGGTGTTGTTGTTTAAGTTCTGGATTGGGTTGGGAGAAGACCATAGGACTTCTGGTTTTATTCTTGATAACAATAAAAGCGTCGTTCTGATAGGTTACGGTTCCAAATGGCTTCGCCCACTTTGCATTTGCGTCTGGGTGAGTCGCAGTTCCAGTTACTGCTACTCCACCAATCTCAACAGAGAGTTCATCATTCATATCCCACCCAAGTTCTTGAAGGGCAAGTGCAAACTGCCCAAGCATTCCAGCGGTCACAGGTTTTCCTCTTGCTCAGTGAGAATCACACAATCGCTAGTAGGATAGGCAACACATGTGAGTACCCAACCGTCAGCAATTTGGTCATCATCCAGGAAAGACTGTTCTTCATTATCGACGGTGCCACTAATCAGTTTTCCAGCACAGGCAGAGCAAGCACCTGCCTTACAGGAGGAAGGAAGATCGACACCTGCGTCTTCTGCTGCTTCAAGAATGTACTGATCACCTTCACACTGGATGGTGGTCTCAGTGCCATCGGGAGAGCGGAGAGTAACATTATAAGCCATAGTTTAATAAGTTTCTGATAGTTGATTTACGGAGTGTGCCAGTAATACGAGAAAGGCAACACTAGTAATTGTAAAGATAATTGAAGTCATTGTGAATCAATTGTCAGAAGATTC